AGGAAACTTATCTTTAACTTCAGGCATTTTCTCTTTTACAAAGAGTTGATAAGCAGTAGGTTCTTTAGGTTCTTTAGGTTCTTTAGTGGTTTTTATCTTTGTACTCTTCGTCTTATTGTTCATAGCATTTTTGATGGCATTATTCATTGTTTTCTTAAAGTCATCACCATCCGTAATCTCCATCTTGTTAAGGATGGTGGTAAGGTTATCGAGCATCTGCGTGTTGGTAAGAGTGGTCATTCTATATGATAAATATCAATCAATCATTCATCATTTTTTATTTAAAATAAAAGATAATTTACATTTATTTAGGATTATAAAGTAATAAAAGACATTATTTAATGTCTCTTATTATTTTTACATTTATTTGATGAATAAAATTATTTTACATAATACAAATAAAATGATAGCAATTATTATAACATATATGTTGATATTATTTATTTTATTTGCGACAATCGGTGCTTTAATATATTCATTAATATGTTTTGGTTATAGTGGAACTCCTACTGATAAAATAATAGGTTTAGTAATTGCATATTTATTAGGACCATTTTATTGGATTTATTATTATTGGCATCCAACATACTGTAAAAAATAATATTAACAATATGAAAGAATAATATCAATATCTAATGGTTTTTTATAAAATAACCAAAAGTTATATTTATAACATTTTTCATATATTTTATTATTAACTGTAGCAATATTATTTTTAATATAATTTTCATATTTATCAAATATATCTTTTAATAATTTTAAATCTTTTTTATCATTAGGTAATTTTTCATATATATCTAATATTTCAGTTTTAAATAAATCTATACTAAAATGAGGTGCTTTTGGATAATTTGATATTTTAACGAATGATTTATATTTATTAGTATAATGATGAACGAATTGTTCAATGTTTTTAATAAAAGAATCGGAATATTTAGCTTGAGTTATATAAATTTCCGATATAGTATTTTGTTTATTAAGATTTTCAAAATCTTCAAAAATATCTTTATAATTTGAATCCCACATAACAGAAATAAATATATTTAAATTAATTTTATCTATTGTTAAAAGTCTATCTAAAACACGCAAACGATGATTACCATCATAACACACCATTTTCTCTTCTTTATCAAAAGCTAAATGTAAAAAAAAATGCAAATGTTTTTTTTTAATATATGTTTCATACATTTCATTTACTTTTTGTTCATCTTGAATTCTATTTTTTGACCAATTTTTCACATAATATGATATTATATCAAATGGTAATAAATAATAAGAATATTTATTATTTTCTGTAAAAATTAAATATTTTTTAATATCACTTTGTTTCATTTAATATATAATATTAAATTAAATGTCTATATATGATCCTATTAATTTAGAATATATTCCTATAAATGATTTTATAAATAATGATAATGATAATATTGTTATAATACACAAAGATCAAGCATATGGTATTAATAAATCAATGATAACCTCTTCAAATGAAATGAAAAAATGTATTATTGTTAATAATCAATTACTTAAAAAACAAACATATAAAGAAAAATCAACATATTTTAATATAGGATTTTTTATTAATAAAAAAATAGTAATAGATTTGCAAAGTTTAAATAAATTATTAAAAAAAAGAAAAATATTAGAGTTATCAGATAATAATACTAATGGTGTATATATTAATAAAGATTTTTTGGAATTATCAACAATAGATTTACATAAATCACTTTATAATAAGGATACACCAAATAAAAATAATATGAAAAATTTACCATATTTCGATGATGTATATTTTGATTTATTGATATCAAATGTATTAAAGATATATAGTAGTAATTTATATAAATATATAAATTCAGTTTTATTAAAACCAGAATATTTAAATAATCCAGATAAAGTAGATTCATATACTAATAAAAATATTTTAAAAAATTATAATATTTGTTTAAAGACGAATATTGAAGTTAGGGAATTAATAAATAAAGAAATTGAAAAAATAGATAAAGCTTTTGTAGAAGCGGCACCTAGATATGAAAAAATAAATAAAAATAAAGTTTTTTATCGTGGAATGAAAACCAAATATATTAATACTATTGGAAATGAATTATATAATATAGGTGAAAAAGTATTTGTTCAAAATTTTACATCTATTTCATTATCAAAAGCTATAGCAAAACAATTTGCAGGAAAAAATGGTCATATTTATAAATTTTATTTAGATGAAGGATTACCTTATATAAATATGGTTTCAAATACTTTATATAAAAATGAAAGAGAAATATTGTTACCACGTAATATAATATTTGAATTAATATCTAAGGATAATAATGAATATACTTTAATTGCAAAAAAATACAATGAAGATCAATTTAAAATAAAAACGGGTTGTATATCATTTGATTTATATAATATATTTAGTTCTTCAATGAAATTTACAAAAGAACCCAAATTTGTTTTTATGGATTTGGGTAAAAAAACGTATAAAACAAATAATACGAATATTAAAGAATATATTAAAGATCTAGAAAATAATTATAAAACAAATATATCTAATGATAAACATTTTATATTATTAATAGGAAAACCTGGTGCGGGTAAATCTTATTTTATTAAGAATAATTTCGAAAAAGAATTTGGATTACCTGTAAATAATTTTATTAATTTAAATCCAGATGATTTACGATATTATAATAAACATTTTATAAAAGAAATATCAGGTAAAGGTAAAATTAGTGAAGATTATATAGTAAATGGTAAAACATTGAAATGTTATGCAAATGATGATGGAAATATAGAAGCAAATATTTATGCAACAATTAATACTTTACATCATATACAAGCTTCCATGCAATTATCTATACTTCCATATTTTTTAAAAACAAATAAAAATATAATATATGATTCAGCATGTTCAGATCATACATATTGTGCTAATTTATTAAAATTAGCATTAATAAATGGTTTTAAACCATCTATCATTTGTGTAGATGTTTCAGATAATATAGCTTTTAGTAGAGCAAAAGAACGACAAAAGAATGATGGACGTTTTATGTCAGATGAATATTTAAATAGTGTATATAACAAATTTGATATTAAAAAAATAGAATCTAATATAATTGATTCTATTAAAAAAGAAAATATTTATAAAATTATTCATAATAATACAAAAGCAATACCAAAAGAAAATATTATAAAACCTAAATTAAAACGTTGTCCAAATGGAACATATAAAGATAAAATTACAAAAGAATGTATTCCTAAAAAAACTATTGTAAAACCTAAATTAAAACGTTGTCCAAATGGAATGAGACGAAATCCAAAGACTCAATTATGTGTTCCTAAAGATTAGATCATACCACATACTTTAGGTGTATTATATTTAAAATTATTATCATATTTACTATTATATTGTGAAACTTGATTTGCTTGAGAGAAATCAGTAGGATTGCAATTATTAAAATTATTTTTATCAGATATTTTTTTATTTTTTGTATTGATATTAAATTCTTCACCAACACAAGGTTGTTTATATTTAGTATCCCACCAATCAAAATTATAATTAGATCTTCTATTATCACAATGTTTAGGATTAATCATTTCTCCAATAATAAAATATCCATCTTTATCACCTTTACCACAATTTTTAGAAATCATACGATTTAAAAAGATATTATGATTTTGATCAGCTTGTTTTTTAGCAAGTTTTACCATATTATTACAAGAAATATCAGAAGCAGTTTTATAATGTGTAGGTTCCATTTATTTCATTGTATATAAATTAAATGGATTCTAAAAAAAAAGTAGCTGTTAAGAAGCCTCTAAATACAAAACCTAAAGTAAAACCTAAAGTAAAAGCGGTTTTAACTAAAAAACCAAAAGTAATAAAATTAACAGATAATAAATCAGATTTTAAACTTGAAAATAAAGCAATATACTTTGCTAAATTAGATAGTTGTTATTTTTGTAATCAAATGATGCCAGAATGGGAGAAAGCTAAACAACAATTATCAAAAGATATTTCAACAAATTCAAATATAAAAATATATGAAATAGATGGAAGATATTTAAATAATTATCCTTTATTACAAAAACGCGTAATTGCATTTCCAACTATATTAAGATATAATAATGGTTTTACTCCATTTGAACAACAAAGATCAGCATATAATTTTTCTAATTTTATGAAAAACGGTTAATAAAGCATTGTTTAGATGAATCAGTATTAGAAATATCAGGTATATTAACATTAATGAATATATCTTCATCTTCTTCATTTTCAATAATAGGTGTAATATTATTTTTATGAATAATGATATCTTTCATTGTATTGATATATTTATCTTCATCTATAATTATATCAAAATCACCAGTTCCACAAGGTGTTTTATGACCTAACATAACATTCGCACTAACACCATTCAATTGATCATATTCACTAAATATACTAGCATTTACTAACATATCAGTAGTTTCTTCAAAACTACATTTTGCTAATGGACCAACATCACTTCGATTAATACCATGTCTATCAATAGACATTAATTGTCCTCGATTGGTCATAGTATCAACTAATAATGATAGATGTCTATAATTAATAGCACCTTCACCAATAACATTATCTAATTCTAATATTAATGCTTTACGTGCGGCTTCAATACCAAGTGTAGTGTATATTTCACGTATATCATTAGAATAAGATTTTTGATAAACTACATTAATATTTTTGAATAGCATTTTCATATTAGTTCCATCTGTATTAAGAGACCAACGTAAAACACTTTTAAAATTATTTTCATCATTATCATATTCTTGTTTTGTTATTGATTTTAAAGATACTTTTTTAATACCTTTAATACCTTTAATCAACATATTATAAATTAAATTATATTCAATTGCTTTTAATATAGTAATATGATCTTCTGTTTGACATAAGGTATTAATATTAGGACTATTAATATCAAGTTTAATACGCATAATTAATTGTTCCGCATTATCATCACTATATATACAATTAATATATTTAGAATAATTAATAGAAATTTGTGTATATAAATCGATCATTTTAAGATCATACATTAGCATTTTTTCTTTATCAATTAGAAGTCGTAATACAAGATTACTTTTATTTTCTTCTTCATTACTAAATAAATTATACATAGCAACAAATTCTTTATCATCTTCTATATTTGTTAATGTATTATCATCCCAATATATTTCACTTTTATAAACAACATCGCAAAGACGAATAACTTCAATATTATTTTTAACATTGATAGAGTTTCTTTTATATTCTTCAATTAATTGTTCATCTTTTTTATCAATATCAGGAATATCAATTTTAGATATATCATCTTTAAGATGAATAAACATTGTAGGTGTTTTAATATTCTTACTAACACTTAATAATTCTTTTAACCTTGGAACACCAGATGTTGCATTTACTGCCGCATCAGTTCCCGATACGTGAAAAGAATCTAATGTCATTTGAGTTCCTATTTCTCCAATTGTTTGTGCAGCAACAATACCAACCATTTCCCCAGGATGTGCGATGGATTGTTTAAATGATTTGATTACTTTTTCAATAATATAATCAAATATAGTTTTCATAAATCCATAATGAACAATCATTTGTTTAGGATTTAAATATGTATTTACAAGAAGTCTAAAGAATAATGAAGCTTTTTCATCTAAAATTAAATTATTTTTAATCCAATCAATTTTATCTAAAACATATTCAGGATCTAAATCAGTTTTACGTCTTTTAACATTAGCATTTTCAAGTTTAGTTTTAGCATCAATTAATATTCTTTCAAAAGGAATACAATATAATATATCAGTTTTCATACATCCATCAAAAACTTTATTAATAATTTCAGTTTTATCATTAACTATTTCTTCAAATAATTTATTTAACTTATCATATGTAGATTTCTTTATTTTATCTACTGTGGATTTTAACATATATACGCTCAATTCATCCTCTTTACGTAATAAATAATTATCCACCATTTCCAATGTATTCATCTTAATTACTGGTATTTCTTGTTTCTCAACTTTAGAACCATCAAAACCATCTTCACCATATAAGAATTGAACAATAACTCCGGTAGCATTTCTTACCGTAAAATCATAATAAACTTTTGTATCTTCCATCGATTTTACCAGGCGTCTCTCAATATATCCTGTATCAGAGGTATCACGGACTATTAGGTTATTAGCAATATTGAAATTTAAAGTATCTGGAACAGTTACATCATAAACCTTTTTATATTTTTCTTCTGGATTAATAGGTTCAATTGAAATAATTTTATCCATAATGGTATTATTTAAAGGTTTATAGTAACGATGATCATTATTAATAACTGCATTATTCAGTTTTATTTGTTTTAAGTTATTAATTAATGGTGATAAAGTTTCACGAAATTTAACAAACCATTGAGCTGAAATATTAATTCTATAACTAGGTTTAATATTTTCTGTTCCTAAATTATTCTCAGTCATTTGATATTTTGATATTTTTCCAAATATTCCAAATCTTGAACAAAGATGCATTATACCTGTCATTAATTCCTTAGATGCGGAAGATGCTGATATAGTATTATTTTTACTAACACTTCCATCACCCGAAAAATATCCATTTAATAATCCAATAACAAATTCATCCGGTGCTGTATAAGCAAAATTTGGAATATGTTTATATGGAGCTCCATGACCCATTATTTTATCAAAAAATTTACAATAATAACGTGTATATCCATTCAATTGAGTTATTTTACCAAGTGGTGTTTCTCTTACCCGTTCTTGATATTTAAATCCTTGATTAGAAAACCATTTTTTAACAAAATCTTTGACACCTTGTTCTTCTTTTGTAATACTAATAGTTCCAGAATCCCAATGTGTGCATCCATCTGCTAAATATAAACCAATAAATATTCCATTTTCATAATTTAATTTAAATGTATCAGGCATATGTCCGTGTTCACGAGAGGCACCATAAGGATAGAAACAACCTTCTTTAATATTCTCTACATTTGAACGTCCACTATTAACACGTTGAAATCGTGCTTTTGATGGATAAGGTAAAGTAAATTCTTTACCATTGTTGTTTTCCCACCATTTAGGTGGAATCTTAAAACGCCCTTCCATTGCATTATCCATTAATTGTTTTGCTTTATGAAAATCTGTTCCATAAATATATTCGGTTTTAGGAAAATATTTATTCATTTCAATATAACTAATTTCAATAGGTGGTTTAGGCATATCAAGAATTGTTGGAACTATATCACCCACTTTCATATCTTTAGGACTTACTTCAACATATTTATCATTACGTAAAACTAACATTGATTTACTTGATGTTACAATTACTTCTCTACCACTTCTTGTATTAATTTTGTGTAAAATCTCACCTGGATCGTGTCTTGTAACAGTTGTTAAAATTGACCAAGTTGATTTACCATCTTCATCACAAGTAGGTATAAATACTTGTTCATTTAATTTTAATAATTCCATATTAGCTTGATCAGCACCATAATATTCTATATTACTCTTATTATCTGGATTATCAATTTTACTATCAATCCATTCACCAATATTAATATATTTTGTTTCACCATTTTCTATTATTATAATAGGTGTATCTCCTGTTACACTTTTAACTGCTGTATCAATTAATCCTTCACGACCACCCATTGCATGAAAAAATACTTCTTGTGGTGTAAGACCTTCAATAAATCCATTTTCTACAAATCCACGTGCTTCTGGACCATCATCATATTTAGTATAATGAGGTAAAGTTCTACCCGTAAATCCATATGGAATACGTTTTCCTTCTACTTTAATTTGTGCAACACAACCCATTATTTGCGTCACATTACTATTTTTACCCTTACTACCAGAATTAACCATATTAATCATACGATTTGTATCATCATTTAAAGTTTTCATACAAATGTTTTCAACATCTTTATTCAACTTATTAACAACATTAATAAGTTTATTTTCAATAAACATTTCATTATCATAAATTGTATCATTTCTTAATTGACCACTACGAAAATCATCTAACAATTTAATCGCTTCATCTTTATTCTTTTTTATTACCTCTTTAACATTTATTTTATGTTCTTCTTCCATCATTAAATCACTTAATCCTACACTAAAACCATCCAACATTAACCAACGACAAATTAAACGTTGGGTATTATCTAAGAAATTACGACAAGCTGTTGGACCATAATCATGATAGATCAACGGAATTAAACCACTTGATAATGATTTAAATGAATGTTTATCCAATTTACCCGCTTTTATCACACTATTAATAACTTCAAACTTCTTTACTTTTGTATTCATATTTGGGGGTAATATCATTGAATAAACCTCCTTACCTGTATATATTTTCGTATTTGATGGTAAATTACCACTAAACATTGAATTTACCATTTGTAAATTTGCTACTGCTTTAGCATCTATACGAACTTTATCATCACTAATACGATATGATCCCAATAAAACATCTTGAACCATACCTATTATAGGAATACCATCCTTTTGACTTATTATCATATATGGAATATATGCTAAATCTTTTAATTCATTCATTGTTTGCACCGTTTGCGGTAAATGCATATTCATCTCATCGCCATCAAAATCTGCATTATATGGTGGTGTATCTAAAACATTTAAACGAAATGTTTTAAAAGGCATTACCTTTGCACGATGACACATCATTGACATTTTATGTAATGACGGTTGCCTATTAAATAAGACATAATCATCATCTTGAATATGACGATGAACCACATCTCCATATTCTAATTTATCTGCAATTTCACCTAAATTACAATATTTAATATTAATTGTAATATTGTTTTTATTGGTTTTATGAATATATTTTGCTCCAGGCCATTTATCAGGACCATTCAATATCAACTCTTTAACACTCTCAATATTATACGAATTTACTATCTCCGGAAATGTTAAATTCATTGCTACTTTAATTGGTATTCCAAGTTGATCTATAGAAATATAAGGATCCGGTGTAATCACAGAACGGGCTGATTGATCTACACGTTTTGCATTCAAATTACCACGAATACGACCATCTTTCTTTTTCATACGATCAGATACACTCTTCATTTTACGACCATTCCTTTGTAAAGATGCCGTAATACCAGGAATTGAATTATTAAGCAAGGTAAATACATGATATTGTAATATAAGTGCAGAATTCTTTAAAATATCCATATTTTTATCCTTCTCTTTCTTCTCTCTATAAAATTGATTAAACTTCACAATATCACATAACTTATGTGTTAAATCATCTTCACGTCTTTGTCCATTCTCTTCAATAATACTCGGTCTCACTGCTGGAGGTGGCACCGGAAGCACAGTACAAAGCAACCATTCAGGTCTTGACCAAATAGGATGAAACCCTAACAATTCAATATCTTTATCACTAAGTCTTTTAAATACTTTTAAAACTTGTTCTGCTGTTATTTCAACTTCTGTTTTAACTTTTTCTTCCATATATTCCAAATGTAATTTAAAAGGAGTTTTCTTCACATTATAATGCAATTTATTATTACATCCTGTACATCCATCAAAACCACATACTCCATTACTTTTATATTTACTATGAATACTTGTTATAAACTTGACATAAGCATCAAACCTTTTTTGATTATTTTTTATATTTTTAATACGAATAATTTCTTCTTTAAAGTTTTTATCTGTAGTATCTTCAGATACTAACAATTTACTACAATGAAAACACATACATTTTAATAATTTACGTGTTATATCGTAAAACATAATATGATATAAAGGTGTTTCTAAAACAATATGTCCCATATGATTTGGACAAAGACTCGCTTTTAATCCACAAGTTCCACAAAGACGATTTAATTCTAAAGCACCCATACGAATATCAAATAATCCATTTACTACTGGTTCATTACCAGCATATGTATCTGTTTTAATAACTTCACATACAGATCTTTTAATAATTTCATCTGGACTTAATAATGAAAATTGAATACCTTTAATAGTTTCAATATCAATATCTTGATCTATATTATAACCTAAAGATGAATATAATGGCATAGCTATTAATATATTTATAATATATTAATATCATTTTTAAGTATAATAAAATAAATTGTAATTATTAATAAACTATGATTATTTTTGATAAATATTTCGATAAAGATAGCTTAACTAAAATCTATTATTTATATATTATATTTGCTATTGTATTTTCATTACTATTTATTTATATCAAATGTAGATTATATTTAAATTTCTTTGACAAATTTTTATATAAATCTGATAAAAATTATTTACAATATTTTGCATTTCATATTATAACATATGGTGCATTAGGTATAATATTTGGATTTACTGATTATTTTCTAATGTTCTTTAAAACTATTATTGTTGAATTATGTATTAATTTTGTTGAAAATTGCAATTTTCTTGAAATTAATGTAGAACAAACTATTTATTCTATTATCTTAAGTGTTGTTAGTTTTACTTTAGGATGTCTAATAAACTATTTTTTTTTGAGTAAAAAGAATTAATATAATGTTTCTTCATTTCATTATTCGGTAATATTATTGACATTTCATGATTTTCATTAAAAATTACATAAATAAATATATATATTGTTACTACTAATAATATTGTTTTATAAATATCCTTTGTTGAAGTATATATTATTGCTGTTAATATAATTATTTGAGATAAAGGATGTTTTAACATTTCTTTTTGTTGTTCTGTTAATTCCAATGATAAATATTTACTTCCAATATGAATTAATGCTATTGACATAAGCGATAAAGGCTCGATCATCTTTAAGTTGTTCTTTATTTGTTATTCCTTTTTTTATTAATATTATATCAAGATATATCGCTATAGCACATATTAATAATAATAAACCGATCTTTAAATCCCATTGTGAAATATAATAAGCAAATAATACTATAAATAGCAATAATAAAGGATTTTCATATATTACAATCATAAAATATGGGTTTTTCATAGATGGGTTTAATGCTATTATTATTACATATAGTATTAATATCACTAAAATCATTGTTTTCCATACTGTATCCATTTTATATTACTATATTACAAAAGATAATATGCTATATGCAACTTTGGAAGAAGCATATAATATTTCAAGTTTCAAAAAACCTAAGAAGAAGAAACTTAATAAAAATTTAGAACCTATAGAATCTATGGAACCTATAGAATCTATAGAATCTATGGAACATAATAACAATATTCATCCATATGATAAATTTGATTCTACTATGGTATCAAATGACCTTTCAAGAACTACTACTCATAATCAATGCGATCCTTTACAAGCACCACCTTATATTTTTCCTATTGAAGAAAAAGCAAAAAAACATTATGAAGAAGCTTTAAATGATATGAATAGTATTGATACTAAAATAGAATCTAATATTGATGATGAATTAGATGCTTATTTAAATGATGAAGAATATACTGAAATTAATAATACTACTATAGTCCCATATACTAAAAAAACTACTAAACCTATTAAACCTATTAAAACTGATAAAATTGATAAACCTACTAAAACTGACAAATTATTTGATCGTATATATGAATTATTTATATTAATTTTATTAGCAATTTTAATTATTTTAATGTGTGAAGTAATTGTTCGTATTGCTAAAAACTAATAATATTCATCTTGAGTTTCTTCTTCATATAATAAAGTATGAACATATAATGGATTTGTTCTTCCAACACGATGTGCTCTTCCAATTGCTTGTGTTCTTTCATTATTCATAGAATGATAAATAATAACATCAGTTGCAAAACTAATATCTATACCTGAACCAGCGTAATTTGTATTAAGTAATATAACTTTAACTTCACCGTTACGAAATCTTTCTAAAATATTATTCATACAACTTGTAGTTCCTTTAATTTCGGTATAAGAAATATCATGATTATTAAGATTATTTATAATATTTGAAAAACCATTTTCAATTTTACTGAAAATTAAAAACTTACCTTCTTGTTTATTATTTATAATATCAATTAATGTATTTTCTTTACTTTTTATTTTTGATTTATCAATAGGTGATATAATAGTATTATTCGTTATAAAAGTAGTATCAGATATATCTATTTCTTTTCTACATTCTGGACACTTTTTATTTGTTCTTATCCACATCATAATACAAGTTGCACAATAAGAATGTGTACAATTCAATATTAAAGGATTTGTTAAATTATCTAAACATATAGCACAATTTTTTTCATTTATATTACTTATCCTTACAGTTAAATCTTCAATCTTAGATTCTAATGATGATATAATTCTATTTATACTTTCATATTTTTGTTCTTTTTCTTCATCAGATAAATCCATATATTGTACCATATTCTTCTCACATTTCTTATTATGTAAATCTTTATTTAATTTATTTGTAAAACATTCTATTATACCATTTTCAGTAGCTACATTACCACCAATTTCACGCATAATACCTAATAAATCAGATGCATTTAATCGTTCAATTTGTGATCTTGATAAATATGGACGAATTACACTTAATCTATTTAACATTTTGCATTTATACGTTTTTTCGATTATCGGTGGTAGATCAAAACTCTTTTTTATAAATGAATCCTTTGATTTTATTAATATATGATTTAATTCGTTTTTTATTAATTCACGAATTAAATATATATTCGCATTAACACAATACCTTATATTTAATAAATTCGTATAAGTTGCACTTATTAACCACTTATATAAAAAAGAAATATTACCAATTGACATTAATATATCGTGAGCTTCATCTACAATTACTCTAGCCCAGTATTTTATAAAAAAACTATCATGTTCCATATAATTCATAAATTTACGTAAAGTTGTATTTTTTATAAGCACTAAATCAAATCTTTCAAAATACTTCTTAATTCTTTCAATATTATTATCATTTGGTTTCTCTATTTTCTTTATTATACGAATATCATCTAACAATAATACTGATAATTTAGAATCATTTTGAATACTCCTCACCCATTGTGTATATACTGGTCCTCTTGGAACTATTACTAATGTTGTATTAATATATTTACTTCTTATAATTTCTATATCATATTTTTGAATATTTGATATAATTGCTGTATTTTTTATTACATCAGTTGGTTTTATTTTTACTTGAGTATTATAACTTTTTAATGAAGAATTATTTATTTTTAAAGTATTAATCGGAGAATGTGCTATAATAGCTAATGCTGTTATAGTTTTTCCATAACCTACTTTTTCGCCAATAATACCTATATTTGTTGTTATTTCATAATAACTATTTTCATTTATTTCATCATTATGATATATTTTTTCTTCTTGTTCCATTTTATAAGCCTTGTATACTCCGGCTAATTGATGTTTTTTTAAAGGCAAACGTATTTTTTCATTTTGTTCTATTATAGGTGATTCTTCATCTAACATATCATTATAGTAATACATTCTTATTAATATTAAATATATATTTTTTATATACTTAACTTATAACAAAATGTTTTGTAAAATCTGATGTATAATATATTGGTGCTAAAATTGCATTTATAAATGTATTAATTGGTAAGAATATATTCGCAAATGCATCTTTATAATTTATATAAAAATCGTTAAAAATATGTATTAATAATATTAATAATAAAAAACTTGAAAAAAAACCTATAATATCTAAATTACTTAAAATATCATAAAGTATTTCTGAAAACATATTTTATATTATTTATTTTAAATAATATAAAATGTCTAAATCTATTGAAACTAATAATACTTTAATTCAAGGTAATACTACTAATATTGAAAATATTAACTCTCAAATTAGTTCTTTAAAATTAGATGTAACTGTTAAAGATCAATATGATCGTATTAAATATACTAGTTTTGTTGATTGGCATATTAGACTTGAAATATATTCCAATATTACTGATATTACTATATTAAATGAAAATTTACTATATAGTAATTTAATTCCTGATTATATTGATTATATACATTTAGATTCTGATCAAAAAGAAATATTATATCAAAGTAATTTACAATTTATTGATTATACTGAAATTGGAAATACAAATACACTTAAACGTGATTATCAACTTGATGATCAATACAATACTTATCAAAGATATATATTTAATAATAAACCTAATTTATTATTAAGATATAAATTAAATATATTATTAAAAGAAGATCATAATCATACTTTAATATTTCCAGATAATTTATATGACTATTGTTTATTTGTTAATTATAAATATAAAGGCAGTAATATACAAAGGGATGATGATAAAGAAATAAATTTAATTAAAGGTTGGAATACTATTGATTATTTTTTTATATATAATGATATTTCTGATAAAATAATTGCATTAGGTTTTAATCCTATTCTTGATTTTAAAGATAAAATTGAATTAATTTATGGTTTCTTACCTTACAATGAAAATAAACTCGTTGAAAATAATAACTCTTTACGTTATACCATTTCTACAAAAAATAATACAAATAATGAATATATTATTCAACAAAAATCTAAACCTATTGTTCATCAAACATATATATTAACTAAATCTTTTATTTATAATTTTAGTAATTTATATTCTTTTCAATTTAATAGTAATATTAATTTCAATTTTAATATAGATTCAGTTCATTCAAATGATGTATCGATTAAATTAAATTCAATTACTTTAAGTAATATTCATACAGAATCATTATTAATTAATAATTTTAATTTATTTATTGATAATATTACCTCTAATTCTACACCATTTAATGATAATCAAGAAATTCAAATAAATGAAAGTTATACATTTAATTGTGCTAATTCTGATATTAAATTTTATGATCATACATTTGAAAATAATATAAATATCGATATTAATTGTAATATTGATTTAAAATTTGATAATATTAATAGTTCTGTGTTATATAATATTGAATTCGAATTTTATTTAGAAATAAGAAGTAACAATAATAATAATAATTTAGAATTTAATCATAAAGAAAATATAGATAAACAAACTACAAATAATAATATAATATTTATGAATGATGGATCTATTGGTATAGGAACTGATGATTCTAAAGGCTATTCATTATATGTTAATAATATTTCTACTACTAAAAAAGGAATTTATTGTGCAGATGATATTACAATCTTAAGTGATGAAAAATATAAAACAAATATTAAAACAATTGAAAATCCTATTGATAAATTAATGGCGTTAAGAGGTGTTTCTTATAATAGAATTGATCGGGATATTAATGAAACTCGTTATGGATTTATTGCACAAGAAGTTCAAAAAGTTTTTCCAGAAGCTTGTGATCAAAATAATGGTATTAAAACTACTGATATTGTAGCATTATTAGTAGAAAGTTTTAAAGAACTTGCTAAAAAAATGTAAAAAAATGTAAAAATTGTATAAAAAATGAAAGAAAAATTATAAAATAATTATACTCAAAATGACTACCAACAACACTCTTGTTCACGAATACCTTATCCCCCTTATTGCAAATATTGATTTCAATGAATGTGATAATCCTACTGCTATGAAAACTGTCATTTGCAAACTTCTTACTATTGCTAAAAAGTCTATGAAAAATGAAAAAGAACCAAATGATATGTCAGTATTGACTGATGTTGATTTTTCTTCTTCTTCTGCTAAGGTTATGACTACTACTAATTCTATTAAAAAGACAGTTTCCATCAAAAGTGATGATTCTGATGAAGAGATCAAAGACACAAAGAAGATGAATATGAAAAAGAGTAACAAAAAGGATATCAAAAAAGATGACAAAAAAGATATAAAAAAGGATGTGAAGAAGGATGACAAAAAAAATGTGAAGAAAGATGATAAGAAGAAAGATATCAAGAAGAACGACAAGAAATCTGTTGTTGATATCTCAGCTGATGAAGATGAAGATGAAAATGAAGATAATAAATCTGATATTGAAACTAAAGAAAAAGAAACTAAGAAAATTGTTAGAACACCCGGTAAATCTACTGATGAAGATGATAAAGATAATGAAGATGATGAAGATGATGAAGATAATGAAGATGATGAAGATGATGAAGATAATAAAGATTCTGATATTGAAGACGCTATCAGTGATGATGACTAAAAAACTAAAAAAAACTAAAAAAACTAAAAAACTAAAAAACTAAAAAACTAAAAAAACTAAAAAAACAAACTTTTATAATTTTATAATTTGTTAAAAAATGATAACATAATTATAATTATAATTATAATGTCATATAAAACTATCAATAAATATTGTCCTTATTTTTCTGAAGGTAATTGTAAAAGTAGTTATTGTAAATATAATTATCATTTTAAATGTAAATACAATATAAGTTGTTTCAATTTCGAATGTCAATATGGTCATTCTGTATCTTGCAATTTACGTAAATTATTTAAAAAAATTGTTGATGAAAATACAAATCCTCAATATGAAAACAGTAAAAATAAATGTTATTATGCAATTAATTGCTTTAACACAAATTGTATGAAAGATCATATGATTACTACAGATGTAATGATGTTTATTAATCATATTTTAAAACAAAATATTTGTTATGAAGATGCCTTAATTATGTATAAATTGCAATTTAAACAACAATCTACAGATTTAGCAATTTTTAATCGTATAGTTCCAGTACAACTAGTAGAACCAGTAGAATCAGTAGAATCAGTAGAACCAGTAGAATCAGTAGCAAATATTAATCCTATAGTTCCAGTAGAACATGCAAAACCAGCAAAATCAGTAGAACCAGCAAAATCAGTAGAACCAGCAAAATCAGTAGAACCAGCAAAATCAGTAGAACCAGCAAAATCAGTAGCAGATATTGATCCTATAATTTCAGGAGTTCCAGTAACACATATTGATCTATTTCTAGAAAGTAATTTACTTAATTTAACAGAAACAGAAGATGAACCTGTTACACCTATAAAAAATGATCGTGAAGATTTAAAATCTAAACTTCTACAAGAACTAATGGTATCTCAAAATAATATTAAACAATTAACAAAAGAATTGTATGATAAAGATATAGAAATTCAAACTTTAATGAATCAAAGAATTTATTTAGAATCTAAAATGTATCAAAATAGAGCTAAAGTTCATCAATTAACTATGAATATAATGAACTTAAATAGTTTTTAAATTAAAAAACATCATTAAAAGTTAAAATGGAAGAACCTGTTAGACCACTATTAAAGTGGTTGGGTGGAAAAACACAAATAATTGATAAAATAATTAGTAAATTTCCTAAAAAAATAAATAATTATTATGAACCTTTTATAGGTGGTGGATCTGTTCTAATTAATTTATTACAACAAAAAGATATTATTATTAAAGGTAATATTTATGTTTATGATCTTAATAAATCATTAATTGATTTTTATAAATCAATACAATCTAATCCGGAATTATTTTATATTAAAATTTTGAAAATAATTAAAAAATATAGGAAAACTGACAATAAAGAATTATTTTATTACCAAATGCGTAATAAATATAATAAAAGAAATACACCTGAATTATTTTTATTTTTAAATAAAACGTGTTTTCGTGGTATGTTTAGAGAAAGTGATAAAGGTTTTAATGTATCTTATGGTCATTATGATAATCCTGAAATAATAAATTATGAACATTTAATAAAATTTAGTAAATTAATTCAAAAAGTTAATTTTATTAATTTACCTTTTACAAGCAGTATGGTAAATATAAAAAAAACTGATTTTGTTTATTTAGATCCACCATACTATCCTGAAAAATCTATTTCGTTTGTTAATTATAATCCTGAAAGTTTTAAATTAGAAGATCATAATGCTTTATTTAATATTATTTTAAATATGAAAAATAAGTTTATAATGAGTAATTCAAATGTAAAAGAATTAAAAAAGATCTTTAAATCGTATAATATTACAAAAATCTTAGCTAAACGTTGTATTAATTCTAAAAATCCTGAATCTAAAGTATATGAATTATTAATTATGAATTATTAAAATTATTTATATATTATTTATAATATTTTACAATACGATATAAAGATCTATATTATTTTATAATATTGTAATGATTTATAATATTTTATAATATTTTATAATATTGTAATGATTTATAATATTTTACTATACCATATAAAGATCTATATTATTTTATAATATTGTAATGATTTATAATATTTTATAATATTTTATAATATTGTAATGATTTATAATATTTTACTATACCATATAAAGATCTATAATATTTTATAATATTTTATAATATTTTATAATATTTTATAATATTGTAATGATTTATAATATTTTACTATACCATATAAAGATCTATATTATTTTATAATATTTTATAATATTTTATAATATTGTAATGATTTATAATATTTTACTATACCATATAAAGATCTATATTA